TTGGGAGACGTCGTTGGCAGAATGCAACTGGAGGAATGAGATGAAGTATCGTCCTCTATCTGAAGTCATCGCAGACGCATTCAAGTGGGCAACCTGGGCTGCTGAGAATGGCCACGTGGAGCTTTCTCAGACGCTTTTGACGCTGTCCAGCGCGGTGGATTACCTGCGTCGGAAGAACTGGAAGCTTAAGTCTCAACTGGGAGGGAAACATGAGCGACAGAAAGTGGATTCAACGGGCAATCAAAAAGCCAGGCGCTCTTAGAGCAACGGCAAAACGGCTCGGGATTATCAAGGGCGATCAGAAGCTCTCTGCCTCTGCGCTCAAGAGGCTTGAGGCGCACGCAAGGAAAACCGGCAACAAGAAGTTGCTGAAACGAGTTGTTCTGGCAAGGACGCTGAAGAAGATGCACCGGAAGTAGCTATGAAGCTACCGGTCATTCCAACAGGGCATAAGACGAGATGCCCAGGCTGCAAAGCGTTCGTTCCAAGAGCTGTTAGGCGAATGGACAGCATAGTCGTAGCGCTTTGCAAGTCCTGTGGGCCATACGAGCTTCCAGAGCAGAAACCTGGAAGGAAAATATCAGCCGTTGAGGCTATGGACATCCTGATTGAGGCGGACGACAAAGTCTCAATGAAAAAGCACATGCAGAAGATCTTTGACGAATACCTGGAGGAGGTGCGTGATGGGTCCTACAAGATCTTCGACGAAGACTTCAATCGGTTCTATTACCGGCTTAGGTTGTTCAGAGAGGTCAACAAGCAACTCAAGCGGTTCAAAAGACGCATCAACCTAGACGAACTGTCGGAAATAACAGGCATCCCGAAATACGCGTTCAAGATCGTGGCCTACGAAGCATCTCCACTTCTCATTGAGCACGAAAAGCTTGCTTTGAAAATCCTGGAGAAACTCAAGAACCTGGAGGTTTGACATGTTCAGCAACGTTGAGGCGCTCGTTGCGCGTTGCGCCATTGAGGGGCGTGACGTCTTTCTTTCCGTCGCGAAGAACCTTTACGGGCTTTCCCTTCCGAGGGAGCTGTATGAGTTCGTGAAGGTTGCTGAGACGTTCTACTCGCAACACGAGTCTGGCTTTGAGGAGTTCATCAAGGTTGGTTATCAGAAGAACTTTCGAGAGAAGTTCATTGAATACATTGAGGCAGGGAAGAAATACAACGGAGATGCCTTCAAGGCGCTTCTCGAAGTCGTTGCTGCGGAGAAGATCTCTGCTCTCTGTTACGACGTCATTGACGGCAAGAGAACGCTTCAAGAAGTGACGTTCGCTATCAAAGAGGCGCTGACTGTTCCGGCTGAGGAGGCGTTCGTTCAGCCGTCGTTTGACGACGTCCTTGGTTACGTCTCAGCAGAAAACGGGCTTCATTGGCGGTTGCATTGCCTGAACAGGTCACTGGGCCCGATCAGAAAGGGAGACTTCATCGTCATCGGCGCTCGTGTTGAGACTGGGAAGACGACTCTGCTTGCAAGCGAGGTTTCCTTCATGATGAAGGAATGCCGTAAGATCATCTGGTTCAACAACGAAGAGGCAACTGAAAAGGTCATCTTCAGAGTGTTCCAGAGCGCATTCGGAGTTACTCGACAGACGATCATGGAGCATCAGCTTCGATATGCCGAGTTTTACCCGAGGTTCCTGGAAAAGATTAAGTTCTCTGAAGCGAACAGGGTCAACGAGATTGAGGCGATCATCGACGAAGTTCGCCCTGATCTCGTCGTGTTCGACATGCTCGATAAGGTCTATGGATTCGAAGGCGAACGAGAGGACATCATGTATGCCAAGCTCTACCAATGGGCAAGGTCTTTGGCTAAGGAATACTGCCCTGTGATCACGACGACTCAGTTGACAGGAGAAGCTGAGGGGCGCAGATGGTTGAACATGAACATGCTTGCAGGAAGCAGAGTCGCGAAGCAGAAAGAGGCTGACGCAATCATCCTCATTGGACGAGACGAAGAGCCGAACAACAAGAGATACGTATCAATCGTCAAGAACAAGCTCTCAGGGGATGAGAACACGATCGAAGAACTCCGCCATGGCAGGTTTACCGTCTACATCGATGCCCCAAAGGGGAGATACTATGACACGGACCCAGTCAAGTAAGAGCAGGCTTGAACAGCAGCTCGCGATGCAGCTCAAAGCTGCTGGTATTCCGTTCGAAGAGGAATACAAGTTTCACCCAGAACGCAGGTGGCGATTCGACTTCGCAATCCCATCAGCAAAGATTGCCATTGAAGTCGAAGGAGGGATCTGGATATACGGACGCCATAACAGAGGATCAGGGTTCGTCAAGGACTGCGACAAATACAACTCAGCAGTCCTGCTCGGATGGAAAGTCCTAAGATTCGCTCCGAACCACATCAAATCAGGCTCTGCTCTACAGACTATCCTACAATGTTACTCTCAGAGCCTCTCAGATGGCTCAGAATAAGTTTTTGCATTTCTCGGCTATCTGACCATTCAGAGGCCAGAAAAACGCCATCATAGGCGATCTGATAGGCCGTAGTTTTCTGACGACAAAAAGAATGGGCGGCCTAGCCGCCCGTTGCGGGGAGGAGGAGGTGGTCACGGGACTCAGGGAGCGAACCAAGGAGGAGGGCGCTGATGGAAAAGGAGGCGAAACCATCAACGCAATGCGAATACTAGCTCTTTCTGTTCAGGGTTGCAACCAGTTTCTCAGCGCTTCGTCCGATGACGTATCCGCCAAGGCCAATCTGGAGAAGAGTCCAAGCTTCTGGAGCAAGCCTATTTGGCAGGATTCCGAGAGAGTCAAGGACGACGAGAACGAGGAAGGTCAACATCGTAATCGGACGCCAGTTTCGTTGCAGCCACGAATGCCCTTGCGCTTCTGCCATGACGACTTGCTTGTGGGCATCAAGCAGTTGCTTTTCGTATTCAATGATCTTGTGAGAAAGCTCCGCTTCCATGCGGACGATCCTTGCGTGGATCTCCGCCTGCTTGTCCTTGTCAGGAACGGCTTCTTTCACCAAGTCAACGATCGGACTTACGATGCTCGCGATCAGATTCCACATGTTGCTCCTCCAGAACGATTTTTCTGATTTCGTCAGGGTCAATGTGAGGATTCATCTTCTGAAGGCGCTTGATTGCAAGCTCAAGCTCTTCTTCGATGATCATCATGCCTCCAAAAGCCCTCTGAGATATACCACGCGCCCATCCTTATGCGTCGCGGTCAGCGTCTCGCGACGCGAAAGCTCTTCTCCGCGCCAAGACACGTGACACCACCGTCCAAACTCATGGATCAACTGATCATAGCGCCCGAGCTGTTCGATGGCCCTGCAAACTTCCAATGGAGATAACCCAGGAACGACGACGTCAGCAGCTTCGCCTTTGCAATGCTGAGAGTTTGGAGAACCTCCGATCATCGCGTTAAGACCAGGCGAACGATAGCCAGATGTAACGATGATGGGACGGCCTAACTTAGCACGCAGCGGCTCGAGAACCTCTTCACAGAGAGCAATCATCATCGCAATAGCCTCAGGCGAAGGAGAGTTGTCGATTCCTTTGCGAGCGGCAGTCTGACTGAACGTGAACTCGTCGAGTGAGAAGTGTTGAGACAATCGCATCGTGATACCTCCACTGATGCTATCACTAGCGTTTTAGGTCAATGCGATGAGCGAGCGCTATTTCAGCTATGTCAATGTCTTCTTCAGCAGTAATCAGCTCTGCAAGCACGCGTTCTACGATCTCATGCCTGCGATGATCATCAATATCATCCCACTCTCTAACTAAACGATCAAGATCAGTAGTCGCATCTCTTAGAGTTTTGATTACTTGCTCAATCATCTCGCGCATCAGATGCTCCTAGTGAGTATCTATCCAAGCCCCCAACGGAGAATGATCGCAACGATTGACGCAATGATAGCAGATACAGCGGCGGCCTTTCCAGCAATCACTTTCGTCTCGTTGACAGAGGCCTTGATCTGACTGATCTCGCCCTCAAGACGATCGAGGCGACGCTCAATGAGAGGAATGTGTTCTAGCATATTGGCGTGCCGATGGGATGCCTCTCTTAACCGCTGGATTTCCTTTTCGTGTATGTCGTGGCCAGCCCTGATCTCGGCCTGCTGTTCCATGATGTGGGCAATGCGCTCGATAGCCTCTTCCATGCGCTCCATGCCTTCTGCGAGGCGGATCATCTGCTCTTCAAGCTTAATCAGCCTGCGCTCAATCTCGTCCATGAGGCTTACTCCAGTCTGTATTATGCAATCGCCCCGATCAGCTCAGGCGGTTGCACCGTGACCTGCGTGCCGTCCTCCAGCGTCACCGTCTGCGGCGTGCGGGGATAGACACGATCGTAGATCGCAGACGCCTTAGGATCAGCACGCAGCGCGGTCAGCAGGTCACCGCCAGCAGACACCTGAGCGAGGATCTGCAAACTCTTGAGCTGCTGAATCAGTTGCAGCTCCTGATCGTCCACGCGCACGACGGCGAGCGTCTCAGTTCCATTACGCACCGTCGGCGTCTTGGTGATGCTGATGCCGACTGCGTTTCCCTGCTCATCGCGGATGATCTTATCCGGCGCAACCTGTTCCACCTCGGCCATCAGGGCCTTGGTGTCGCTGCAGTAAGTGATCAAATCGTTGTATGCCATCACTCACCTCCTTACGCGGCGCTCATCTCGGCGTCCGTGAGGGCGCGATCGTATATGCGCGCATTGGCGATGATGCCCCATAGTTGCTCAGTGTCTCCGTTGGGATAACACCCAACGCCGACTGTTGTCGCGGCATCGGCTGTAAGCGCCTCTTCCGGCCACTCACCGACTTTTACGCCATCAACCCACAGGCTCATCAGCGCACCATCGGTGCGTACGGCCACACGCTGCCGTGTGCCGTAGTTGATCGATCCAGCCTCCCGCGGCGTCGGCCCGTGGTGACAGCGGAAGGCACCAGTGGCTGTATCCATCGCCAGGATTCGGTATGTGCTGCCATTATTCCAGCGGAATATATCCTGATAGATGGCCCCAGCGCCGCGAATCTCTACATCAGCGATGAGCGTCATCTGTCCTGTTGCGCTACCATCATCAGGACGGTTACCTGCTGCTGGGATATATAGCCTATCCCCCGCCCTCGTCACCTGCGCCGTGGCCGTTGGGATGTAGGACGAGGCGAAGGGCAGCTGCTCCAGCTGCGCGCCCCAGAGATAGATGCCGCTCGTGCCGTCGCCGAGATAAGGCCCACCACCAACGACCTGACGGACAACAAACTCTGCTGTGAGAGTTGTTGCTGCAGGATCAACGGTAAATGTCAACTCGCAGCGATACCATCCGTTAGCGAGTTGTGTTATCTTTGCAGTCGGATTTCCTGCTATAACGGTGATCGTGCCATTAGCTAGGTCAAAGTCAGCAACATAAGAAGACACCCCATCATATGGTGATATGGATAGAACCGTTCGTTCAGCAGCCTTTGCATACACACTCAGCGTGTATGTATTACCGCCCGTCACTGATACCAACTGATAGATATAATGACCGCCACTTACAGCTCCTTCAACGAGCTTATCCGCTGTCGTATTGCCGTCTGGCGCAACCGCTGCATTCGCAGTCACAGTAGTGTTTGCCTTGATCCAATCTGCCGCATCAAGCGCCTCGGACTGGAGCACGAGATTCGTGCTGCTGCCCTCGATCAAGAGGCCAATCCCGCCATCGGCCATCCTCTCAAATCGGGGCGTATTGATAGCCGCGGTCTTGAGCAGCCCATCCAGAGGATCGATGTAGGTGGCCGTGGACGCGCGCGTGAAGGTTGCCTGCCCTGAGTAACGCGCACCAGCAGCCGCCTGCGTGCCGGTGATCTCCTCAGGCCTGCGCAGCGGCAGCCAGACTAATGGGTCGGCGATGTTGCCAAGCATTCCAGCAAGGCCTTTGACTTGATCAACGGCAAACAGCGTTCGGTTGCCATTTGTCAACGCAAACCGAGGTTGGCCTGCAACTGCAAGATCTGCTTCTGCGCCATTGGCAATGGATGCAGCAAGCGTTTGCCCAGAAATCTGGCTTGGTGCAGTAACCGTTCCGCCAGGCAACCGAAGAGCTTGGGCTGCAACTTCACCAGCATTTGCAGCAACGCCGCCAACGGAAACTGAGTTCGCAGAGACGTTGCCAGTCGCATTGACGTTGCCTTGAACGTCAAGGCTGCGAGGCATGTTGTAAGTATCACCAGCCTGCGCAACCTCAAGCCTGCTTGCTTGCTCGTTCAGAACGACGACGTCTCGCTTCGCCATGACGTTACCCCCTTACGTTACTTGATGACCTGATATTGCACTCGATTTGCTGAAATCACAACCTTGTCGATGTAGAAATGAGCGCCTTGAGCGTTCGGAACCTCAACTGGCTCGTTTAGCGTATAAGATCCATGAAGACCAACGACAGTCATCTTCCCTGGCGTATAGTTCGGCGTCAAGAGAAAGTGGACGTTGTCCTTGTTCTCAGCCCAGCGCATGCATGCAACGAACTGACCATTCCTGTTGTATGCACCAAGCTGAACGCCGTATTCACGGCCATTGCGGTTCAGAACGGCGATACGCTCAACAACAAAGCCGCTAGTTGCAGCTTGATCGCCAGATGCAATACGCCCAACCCTTCCAGGATGAACGAGCATTACGGCATCCTCGTAAGATAGACGTTCGCAGGAGCAATGGAAGCAAAGACTGCGACGGTTGCGCCTGAGTTGATGTAGAAATACTCAGGTTGATTTGCCCGAAGAGGCATGTCGTTTGCCGTTGCGGTCTGTCCAAGGGCAATCGTGACGTCTGCATCTGAGATAATCCGATAGACGCCTGCTTGAAGAGCACCGCTTACGGCAGCCGTATTGCCGACGGTAACGGACACGATCGTCGTGCTGCCAGTAGAAGGAAGCCTAAATGCCTGCACAGGACGATTCGTCTGATCAAGAACGAGAAAGCTCATCTCATTACCTCCAACGGTTACGATTACGCATGCAGAATATGATCATGCTGCAATCATCTCAATAGTAGAGCTGAATCCTTTTCCCGTTTGCAGCAATGACGAATCGATCAACGATAAACTGAATGCCTGACCCATTGACGACGATCTTTGGAAGCGCAGTTCCAACACCACTCGCGTTCAGGACTTGGTTGCCGCCAACGACTGGCTTATCGTTGGCAACGAGGACTGCATTCTGAACCTTTGCTTCTGGAACGAGAATGGCCATTAGTCGCTCCTATCAGGCTTATACCACCAGCGATGATAAACAGGATGCCCCATCATCCCAAGCACGTGCTCATACGCTGTCCCGTTCTCTGGCGACTGCATTGCAATGGGAACGAACTTACTGCCAACGTGGGACGCTACGTGCATTGCAGCCTCAACGATTGAATCGTCGTCCTTGATGATGTTTGGAGCGCCGTGAGACAGGTATTGCTTGTTCAGCAGCAGCTCCTCACCAGTCTTCAGGAGAGATCCTTGCTTGAACATGGCAGTTCTCACGGGGTGCTCAATCCAGTCGAACGGCTCAAACAACTGCTTGGAGATAACGAGAACACGCCCGTCTCCAAGGTCAATCTTCGTCGGATCGTCATTCTCAAAGATCGTCTTGCCAGTGAACGCCCATTGGAGCAGGTTGGCAAAGACAGCGACGTAAACGGCACCGCGGATTGCATAAAGCGCGTATTGCTTCCGAACGACAGGATCTTTCTCAATGCCAGGGAAGGCCTTTGCAATGACCCTGATGTTCGAGATCGTCCAGTCAGGGGCGAACAAGAGGATGTTGCTCAACTGTCTGCCAGATTCAGAAGCAAGAGCCTCGTAAATCCTCTTTTCGAACTTGTTCGTCGTTTCCTCAGCCAGCTTGCGGAAGTTCTGACCGCCGAACATGTCGTTGACGATCTGACCTGCTTTTCTGGCGATCTCGTCATCGCTGATATTAATCCCGCGTTTCATGTAGTCGATCTTCATGTTCTCGAACAAACGATAGAAGGCAACGATCTTTGCAGAGAACATGAACCTGTGCCACATGATGATGTCGATTGCCTTGTTCGTCAGGAACAAAGACCTTGACAGCGCTTTCCCGATCTTTCTGGCGCTCTTGTTTTTGAACTTGGAGATGATCTCGTCAATCTTGTCGGTGATGATGTAGAACTCGTCGCTCATGACGTCTCTAGGCGGATTGACCTCGACGTATCGCATTGCGTATTGAACGGCATCGCCAAGAGGCGTTCCTGAGTGAGCAAGCCTGTCGTAGAGCAGCTTCCATTGTTTGAGAATGCCAATGGCATTGCCCATCGTAGCGCCAGCAATAGCCCCTGGAAGACCACCGACGACGGCACCAATACCAGTCCCAATGGCAATAGCCTTGTAGTTTCCAATACCAGCAAAGATTGCTGATTCAGCAAGCGCATTCAGATGGAACAAGCTTAGAGACAGCAGCGCTCGTTTAGACGCTGCATTGACGAAGATGACGCCCTTCATGAACTCGTCTGGCTCGTATGCGTCAAACATCTTCTTCAGGGCCTTATAGACTTCTGGGTGAACGTAGACGCTAATGACCTTTTTTGGCTCTTTCTTGTTCACGAACTCAACGAGCCACTTGTAGATGATCTTGTCAGTTGGGCTATCTCCAAGCTTGACTTCGCCAGTAACGCCGAGTTCCTTGTTGAACGAATAGATCCTAGCGCTGCCGAGCTTATCTGCTTTCGGGAAGCTATCAGCAAGTCGTTTGGCGACGATAACCCGTGCCATGTCCTCGGCATATCGCCCCACGATCGCATCAAGATCAGTCGTCTTCGGCCTAATGGCACCACCAGTCTCTTCCTCAACGAAGAGGAACGGAGGAGCGTCTTCCGAACGCTCTTTGAACCTTGCAGATTCAGGGTAAAGCCGTCTGCGCCTGATTAGCTCGAAGAACTCTTCAGTTGCCTTAGCGCTGGTCTCATCAACCCTCTCGTAGTAGTGAGGGAAGTAGTTCTTTCGATACTTCTCTGGATACGTTTCCTTGATCAGCGTATCGAAAATCTTTCTGACCTCGCGCGCAATCTGCCGTTCTTCGTCAGTCAGCTCTCTGTTCAATGGTTTCCCAGTATCAAGGTAATGAATGATGTTCAACTGAGAGTCCTTTGGAAGATGACGAAGAGCATACTCAATGTTATTTCTGATCATCCCGATGGATTTCAGGAAAGCTTCAGAGTCGTCAACGTGGTAAGAGATGAACTTCTCAACGTCCTCTGGAAACATCTTAACGTTCTCATAGTTGGTAGCCATTTCCTGAAATGGCGTCTGCTCTTCGTGAGACCGAACGATCGCAGTCGGCGTCTTGTTGTGTTCTGGAACTCTCATAATGCCCTGCTTATACGCTGCAATCGTCTTCTTGAGGTCTTCAGAAGACCGCCTGATGATTTCAAGTGCAACCTTCATGTCCTCAGGGCTTTGGCGAACGAGAAACCTGCCAATGCCGCTATCAGGACGAAGACCGATTTCAATCAGCGTCTCGCGAAGAGAGTTCCTCCAGAGAAAGCGCCGTTTCCTCTCGTCAGTTGCAGCGGCTTTGTCCTTTGCAAGCTTCTCGTTCAGTTTCCCAAACGACTTCTCGATAATCTTGCCGAGAAGAAGCATACCGCCGGCAACGGTAGCACCGGCAATGAATGGATGCGCCTCTCGCTCGTGGAGTTGAGCGGACAATGATTCCTCAATGGCCGATAGGCCTCCGAAGGTAACGGCGGCAGAGGCAAGGCGGTTCTTCCTAAGCCGTTGCCCTGCTCTCATGACTCTTTTTGACTTAAGCATTCTGCCGGCCTTGATTAGGCCTTTTGCAGCAAGAGTCTCAGGGATAAACAAATATGGAAGCGCCTCGCCGATGAGTTTCCCAGGATGCTCTTTCAGAGTATCCCAGAAGCCTGCAGTCTCGTCTTCATCGCTGATGCCGAGGAACTCTCTGGTCTTCTGAGGATCAGCGCCAAACGTCGTTGCAACGCCACCTGCGACTTCACGGAACGGATAAGTCAGTCCCGAAAAGAAGTCGCCAACGAAGCCCATTACTGCTCCTTACGGAACGGCTCTTTGTAGTCAGGGAACCTCTCAGGCGCAGGCGCGCTGTAAGTCGTATCGTCGCCAAACAGACGATCGTAGATGCCCTGCAGGCCGCCATGCATCCAGTCTATGAACCTACCCCAGATTCCTTGATCGTATTGCTTCATTGACCATCTGGACTGCAGGGCCCTGACAGCCATTCTGGCAAAGGAATCGTCCTTCATGAGTCTCTGCTTGATCTCTTCTGGCCCCATCGATGGGGCGATTTCGTTCCTGATCGCAATCCAGACAGGCTCACCGAAGACGTCGTTGTAAAGGTTCTTGATCAGAAACCTTCTTGCCTGCGTGAACGGGAGCGTAATGACGCCTCCTTTGCCGTCAGGGACGCCGAGAAACTCGCCACGACCAGTCATGACCTCTCCCCAGCGGGCGGAGAGAATGTGGTTCATCAGAAGCTTCAGGTTGACCATGACGTTCGGGTCTTCCTCGGCTTTCGTTGCAATCTCCTGCTCCATGGCGTCAACGAGGTAAGCTGCAGTTGCATTGGCAACGTCTTCCTGAACTCCAAGACGGACCATGTTGTCGTGAACTGCCTTGAACAGCTCAGAGCGGAACTGAGGATCTTTGATCAACCGCAGAGCATCACTTGCAGGAACGAACTTGTTCTCGCTGACCATGCTGACCAAAAGGTCAGTCGTCTGTGTGATCTTTCCAACTCCACGACGAAGCTCGTCCATCGAATAGACCTTTGCCTTGCCTTTCTTCTTGGCAAGCTCAACGAGCCTAGGGCTAACAGGAACGAGCTTTCCGAACGAGTCAACCTGATAGGCCTTATCGCCGTCAACGACGAACGATCCAATGAACTGCTTGTTCATGTTCGTGATCGTATCGATGTAGAGCTTCGCAACTTCAGGACTCGTATCTTCAAGCTGCTTGAGCTTGTCCTCCCCGAGAAGCTCTGCGCCAAGCGTCCCTTTGAGGATTTGCAGGTTCTTTCTGATCTGCTCTTTCTTCTTCCCTTCTTCGACGCGCATCAGGTAAAGCCTGCGCTTCATGTCCATGAATGCCTCTGGCGTAATCTGCCCAGTCTGAAGTAGACCAGTAATGTCTCCACCGTAGATCTGTTCGAGCAGCCTGCGGTCACTGTCGGACAGAGAGTTGAACCATTGCATAGACGCAGCAGCAAGTGCCTTGCGCTTGTTCAACTCGTCTTCAAGAGCCTTCCTCTTGATTGCAACGTTGTAGTTCTCAATCGCTTGCTGACGGCGATGAGCTTGTTTCTCTTGCTGATACCGAGCAGTTCCCATCGCCATCTGAAGGATTGGAGAGATGGCAAACCCCTGCGGGGCAAGAGCAGCCATCGTCGTCGGCGATGCAACTGGAACTTCTGCATCAGGAATAGGAACGGACGGAAGCGACTGGTTCAGAAAGTTTGCAATGAACGGGTTTACGATCCCCATGTGCTGCAAGCTTGGATCTTGCATCGGCACGTGAGGATACGCCTGACGAGGATCAAATGGATACACCGCCCCGCCATGGAACAGCGTCATCGGCTTCTGAGCCTGATTGACGGCGAACTCAGCAGCCTTCTTACGAGTCGCTTCCGTCGTGTCCATCAGTAACCCCTGTGAGTCATGTTCCAGAAGTTATACCCGCCCATGAATCCAAGGATCGGATTGATCCATGGAGCAAGACGGGCACGCCAATCAGCTTGGATTGCATCGTTATAAGCCTGAGCAGCCTGAATGCGGTTCGCAGCCATCTGCTGAGCAATCCTCTGAGAGAGCATCAGGTTCAAGTTGTTCCGCTCCCAAAGGTCAGCAGAGCTGATGCCGCCCTTAGCGCCTTGAGCACCAGTGAGATACGCAAGCCGACGCTTAGCCATTTCACGCATCGCTGGGAGCGTAGCCGCGTCAAGCTGAGCGGCAGTCGGAACCTTTGGCCGTTTCGGCTTCGGAAGAAGGAATCCGAGCGCCATGCCGCCAAGCGCCCACGGCAGCCATGGAATGCCACCAGAAGGCTGCGGAGCAGGCGGATTCATTGGATTGTAAGCCGGTGAATCAACAGCCCACGGAAGCGCCATCACACAACCCCCTTCGGAGCAACGATGTCGTTAGGATTGCCGACACCTGCGTCTCCATATTGCGCAACAGCGTTATACCCTTGGTATGGAGACCCCTGATCAGGCGGAAGAACAGCTCCAGACTTCTGTTGCTGCACGTAGTTGTAAACGTTTGTCGTGTTATTTCCGCCACCCTGGCCGCTAAACAGTCCAGCGAGAAGCATGTTCCCCAATGCGGCGCCAGTATATCCACCGCCAGGAATGCTAATACCAAGAGCTGGCGCAGAATAGTTACCAAGAGCAGCTCCAGGAGCAAACATTCCTGTTCCCTGAGACCAACCATATCCAATGCCGATAGCAGCAGGCATAGCTAGGTCATGTCCAGGCTGAAATGGGGCTTTCGTAAGCCCGCCAGTTGCTGCGCTAGTGAGTCCAGCAAGCACGGCTCCGCCAGTTCCGCCAGTTGCATATCCGATTCCAATGGCGGTTGCCATCTTCACCGCTGGGCGAACAGTCGTATGATACCAACTGGTCTTCCGAACGTTATACGGAACAATGCTTTTTGCTGGATTTTTGATGAACTTTGAGAAGGCACTTCCTGGCTGCTTGATGGTTCTGGAAATGTTCGTGGATGCTTTACTGACTGCATTCTTTGGAGCATTAAGGACTGGCTTAACGACTTTCTGATAACCACTACTGTTCCTGACGTTCGCAGGAACGACTTTCTGAGCAGGCTTTTTGACGAGATCAACGACTGTTTTTGCTGGCTGTTTTGCAGTCCTTACAACGTTCGTCGCTGTCTTGTTTACGACGTTGCTAACGACTTTTGCTGGTTGATTGATGGTTGACTTCACCGCTGTTTGAACTGCCTTTCCAGGCTGACTGACGACTTTCTTTACGGTCCTCGAAATCGTCTTTGCTGGATGCCTGATCAATCCGCCAACGAAACCACCAATGCCCAAACCCATTTCTCACCTCACCATGTCTCTAATGTTCGTCTCGTTGATGTAAACCTCAAACAGCTTCAGCCTGAAATCGCTGATGGCTGAATGCGTCAGTCTAAAGCTAAGCAGCTCGCTTCTTTCGCTCAACGGAATCCTGAAAAGCCCCTGATTCAGTCCAGACGGAGCCTTCTGATTCGCAAGTGCTGTCAACTGAAGATTGAACGCAATGTTCTGATCAAGATTTACGATTTTTTGAACAGAGATCGTCTCGCTAGCCAAGTTCGTCTCGAACAGAAACTCCGCCTTTCTCCAACGGGGCTTATTCTCAAGCGCTTGAGACCGGAATGGAGCAAGCTCGATTTCCGACTGGATCGGGATCTGATTTGCCGCGTTACCATCATACTTCGCCAGCGGATCAAGCTTCTTCATGAAGCTCGGGCCTAGGACATACGTTACCTGATCGATAGACGTATAAAGATTCGCGTCAATCCCGCTCCATTCGAACCACGCCTCGAAGTTGACTTGATAGCAGAACACTCTGTTCTTCATCAGGATCGGGTCATACAGCTTGCAGACGTAGATCCCATACTTCGGATTATAGGTTGCGCTGACGGTGTTTGGATCGAAGTTCGGGTGTGAGGTGATGTCCCTGATGACGTTGTTGATCGGAATCGAGATGTCGTTCACGATCGTATCAGCTTGCACGAGACTCGTCGTCAGCTTCTTAAACCCGTTTGCAGACAGGAAAATGATCTCTTCCCCAAACGGGGCAATGCTGTCAGTCGCAATGCACCCATCTCCAGTAATCTTCTTCACGAGATACGACTTAAGACCAGCATTTGGATCTTCAGTAATCGCATAGACGAGGATGTGATTCCTCATGAACACGACGAGGTAGTTTCTATGCGTTGCAAGGCCCGTAATCACGTCACCGCGCTGAATGTCATAGGTGCAGTCGATGATGTAACCAAGTTCCCCAGCGCCGCCAGCTTGCTGGCTCCAGTAGTCAAGTCCCTTAGATGCGGCGGAGTCGGAAATGAACAGCGTTGCAGGAAACTGAGGGTTTCCAGCCGCGTAGCACCTGTTCTTGTGAACGTGGAAGATGTTCCCTATTGCAGGACCGCCGACGTCATTCGCGCCAAACAGAGTTGCTGGTTGCCTCCAAGCCGCACCATCGTATACCATGGCATTGCCAGTCCCGTCTCCAATAATCAGAAGGTTCTTCATCTGAGCAAACCTGACCTTGCCAGTAAACGAGACTCCAGCCTGTGCCGTATATCCAGTTCCAGCTACATACTTGTAAACAGCGTTGTCAGACGCCTGAACGAAAACCGCGTTGTTTGATCTATACGAATATTCAAACATCGTTCTCAACGACGCTGGCGCAATACCTGGAATAGCAATGGCGTCGTTATCGACGACTCCAGGCCTCTTGCGCAAGAAGATGCCGTCGTAGAACCAGAAGTTGAAAATCCTCGGGGCGAAGTTTTGGTCCATCTCCCGAGGTTGGAGGACGGTGTTCATCCCCTTAACTGGGATTTGAGATCTGATCGCAATCAGAGGCATTAGTGGTAATCCTCCGCAACGATTCTCAGGTTCTTGTTGCGATTGAGCGACAACCACTTAGTTGCAAGCTCGTGCTCGTATAGCTGCATGTAACCACGCTCCATGCCAACGTAGGCATCCATGTGAGCGAGCGTTGCAAGAACGATCAAGTCGTTGTCGCTAATCTCAGTCGTTGCATTGTCGTTCCCAGTTGGGAACAGCGTAGGCATCTGCTTGTAAAGGACGCTGATCCTTGCGCCTGCATTCGGAACAGGATAAATCCAGACGCCAGGCTGATTTCCAGTTGCAGAGATCCTCGCGAAGTATTGCGACACGCCTCTTGGAACGAGCTTTCCTCTCAGGAACCCAGTCTCCACGAGGTTGTGCATCTCGGCAATGGAAATCTCTTCCAGCGGCCATTGGTTAACGGTCACGTTCATATTGCTGCCATCAACGCATTGGGTCTGGACGTAGAACCTATCGTTTACGCCGTCACCAGTTGCAGCGAAAGTCGTGTATAGCTCAGGGAAGTCGATCTTCCTTGCAAGATCGACGATTGCAATGTTCATGAAGTGGATGATCCTGTCTGCAATGTTCCCAGGGCTATTCACGACTGTCGGCAACGGATCAAAATCACCTGTTGCCAAGAGAACCCTGTTCACCAGATTCAAGCAGGTATCAGATGCCATCAGATTCCTCTCCGATCACAGGTTGCGTATTCAGGGTGCTGCTTCAGAAAGCTTCTGATGAAGTCCTTATCGAACCAGCATTCCTCACCAAGCTTCTGCGCCCAGAAGTAGTAGAGCCTCGGAGGAACGGACAGAAGCATCTTCCTGTGCTTCTTCGGATGCCAGCCGTTGTATTTCTCTCTGATCTCCTTGTTCGTCTCCACGATGTCAGTCACGTCCTCAACGACTTCGAGGATGATCTCCCCATTCGGGCCCTCGATCAGAGATTTCTTGACGTCAACCGGCATCGCCGCCTCCCTTTAAAGAATAAGGGGCTGAGTTTCCCCAGCCCCTTTATTTTCCCATCAGGACTGCGTTTTACGCAAGTCCAAGCACCAGAGCCGAGCTGTTCTCAGCACGAGCTTCAAGCGTCACGGCAGCCTCGATCATGAACTTCCGAGCCGAACCCGTGCGAGCAAGCTCTTCTGCACGAACCGGACGGAGATATGCCGCCTTGAAGTGCTGCGTCTCGACGACGGCCACGACTCCAGTCGGCATCCACCGGTTCAGCTTCACGGCATGCACGCCAAAGTCCGACTCGTAGATGTCGATCGAGTTCGTCAGCCGCTGCTTGTCAGCCGTCAGACGACGGATGTTCGCAGCGAAGCCGCTGATCTGCCGCTTGTGACGCGGAGCGCAGAAGACGACGTTCGGATTACCGCCTTGGTTGTAGCAGTTTTCGAACGCGTCGTTGAGGAGCGTCTCAGTCAACTGCGCAGGCGTAACGTAGATCGCGTAGGTGCTCGTGGCATCCGGCATCACGTCCCACGGCACGTTCACCGTCAGCACGTCGTTCGCGCCAGGCGTAACGGCAGTGATCAGACGCCATTGCCCTTGGCCGGTGCCACCGGTGATGTAGATGTAGGACTGATTCGCCACGGCACCCGTGCCGCCAGCGACGGTGATCGTGTTTGCAGTCGCAGCGACAGCAGTTCCGGTCACCGGAGCAACGGCATTCACGTTGTTCGTCTGCACCCAGAACATCAAGCCGCCAAGCGTAGCAGGAACAGTCTGCTGCGGCGGATTACCGCCCTGAGCGCCAGGATTCCGAGTGCCCTGAATGAACGCACGCTCGATGTTCAGCGCAACTTCCTTCGTCGCCTTCTTGAGCTGATAGGCATACTCGGACTTCACGCCGGCCTTCAGAACGGCCTCTTGGTTATCCGAGATCATGCCCGTTGCGCGGATGTTCTGAATGTAGTTCACGTGCCGCACACGAGGCGTCAGCGGATTGAACACCGCATCAGCGCCTTCAAGCTCCGCGGAATGCCGAGGCGGAGACAGAGAATCCGTCAACCACTCGTGCGCAATGCCGTTTGCCTTCGTAGTGCCAATGGCCGACGTAAACGGCGTATCCGTCGGCGAGATCATCGTGATAACAGGAATCAGATCTTCGCGATTACCAGCCGCTGCTTGGTAAGTCTGAAAGACAGCCATTGCCAACCTCCTTACTGGAACATTTGCTCTGCAAGTGCGTCAAACACGCCGTCAATGTCCCCTTTACGAATCTTGTCAGAGACAGACGGCGTGATTTCCTGCGACTTCCTCGCAGGGGAGCGCTTACGACGAACGACTCGGCGAACTGAACGCCGCTCCGTATGGGATTGACGAGCAATCAACTTGCGGACGAGGTTGACCGTGTTCTCAACCGCGTCGGTTGGATCTTCACCGAGCATCACGGCTGCAACCGTCGATGCAAGCATCAGCTCGGCGAGCGTCTCGTCATTGCTGTCAATCCCATACGCTGATGCAAGGTCATCAAGCTCTTCTTTCAGCTGAGCAACCGTATTCTGCAGAGCCTGCTCCATCTGCTGCTGCTGCTGCTGAATCATCTGCTTTACCTGCTCCTCAGACGGCGGATCGTCGATCTCAACGTCAATCACGCCGTCGAGGTTGGCGTCCTTCAACGCCTTCTTTACCGCAGCAAGCTGCTGTTGCAGATGGGCAACCTGAGCTTGATAGACCTGCAGAGCCTCCGTCGCCTGTTGCAGTTGTTCCTGCACCTGCTTGCGCTTCATGCGCTCCTTATGAAGCGCCTGGTGCGGAACCACGGATGGCTGATCGTCAGCATCGTCAGCATCATCGTCTTCATCGCCAAGCCCAGCCTCTTCAAGGGCCTGCTCGATTTCGTCGATGATCTCGTTGAGTTCTGCGTCGTCTAGCTCAGCGACTCCGTCTTCCGATAGACCATCGAGGTATTCGTCGTCATCCTCGAACTCAACGTCGTCATCGACGGATGCATCTTCGCGCTCATCATCAGACTCTTCTTCGTCCTTACTGAAGAGATCAGCGCTCTCTTCAGGCTCAGCTTCCGGCTCTTCCTGAGCTTGGCTAAGCTCATCAGCAAACGGGCTTGGCGGAAGATCCTTCGGATCGATGTCGTCGATGATGCTAACTTCGTTGTTCTGGTTCAGTTCATCAGCCATCCGTCATCTCCTTTTGCCTTTTACGAGGTTGGCACTCGTTGACGCTGTAACGCTGCGTCCCGCGGGCTTGGTAACGCGGTTGCCTCCGCGATGCGATAACTATAGGTGCTATCGTAGATCGTTCTCAAGCCTTCTTGCGTCCACGCCCAGCCTTTTGCTGGGAAACCTGCTGATTTTGCTGCTGTCCAGCAGACTCAAGAGCACCAAGTCGCTTATCGACGTCTTCAAGCGCCTCGAGGATGTGCTGCACCGCACGGGCAAGCGTGTTCATTTCCTTGTGCAGCAAGAACATCGGCAGCTCTTCTGGGAAGTTATACTTCGCCATAGCTTTCCTCCTGCATCGTTTTGATTGCATCGTCGATCTGATGCTTCTCGACGACATAGGCCTGTAGCGCCTGTTTGATGTGACGCACAAGCCTAATCTCAGCTTTTGCTTGAGCGATCGTATGCTGAAACCTCGAAGTCAGCAACCGCTCAAAGGCGTCCTTCTCAGCAGCGTCAAGCGCATTCATGAGAACTTGCCCGAATGGGCCATTGAGAGCTGAGACTACCGAGTCAACAAACCGCTTCCGTTTCTCTAGATCGTCGAGATACTTGTCTTCACCAACGATTGCTTTTGCCAAATCGTTCTTTCTGCGATGAAACGGAATCCTCATCTATTACCCCTGTTTGCCAGAGTTCTCAGGCATTGCAGAACCGCCAAGGAATGCAGCACGCGGGACGATCGTAGGCTGCCCTTGCGGTTCTACACCACCGAGATCCTGAGCAGCGACATTCGGCATCCTCTGATCAACGTGCGGAATGATCTGATCAGGATCAAACCCAAGCGCTTCAATGGCCTTCTCGATCAATGGGCGATAGTTCGCATTCGGGCCATAGAGCGTCTGGATAAGCCCGATCATGTTGCTGACGTTGCTGAACACAGTCGCAAACTCTTGCTGCTGAGAACCAGCAAAGACGTTGATCTTGAACTTGCCGCTAGATACGGCATCGAGGATGATGTCCGGATCTTCGTCAATGCCGAGGAAATGAGCGGCAGCAAGAAAGACCTCGTCTGGGGCCCGCTGACGAATGAGCTGGGAGAGCTTCTCGTTGAGCGGAATGACGAACGATCGAGCAAAGACGAACGTGTTTAGCCCGACGAGAGCGCTTGCGTTCTGGTTCATCAACTGAATCGCCGTTGCGCTCTCCTTGCGGCGCATTGGCTGTCCAAACCGCCAGTTGCCTTCACCGAACAGGCGATCCATATCCTGCTCGGCACGGCTTTCCTCGTTGTGGCCAGATGCAGTTACGTCAGGTGGAACTTGCCATTGAATGCTGCCGAGCGTCCGAACAGGGATGACCTTCCCAGGGAACGACGTCGTCAGAGACTCAGGCTCAACGCCAGCAGCAGGCGTTACCAGCTTTTCAGGGTTCAGAATGAGCGCGACGTTGTCGCGCCGCTGGTTGCGGATCGCATTGATTTCGATCTGAAGATCGCGAGCAAGCTCCGGAAGAGCAGGTGCATAGAGGTGAAACGGTTTCGGAGTGCAAACGCCAATCACGAACGGCCATGCAAACCGGCCATTGCGGACGGAGTAATCGACGTCGATTTCCTCTTTGTAGAGGACTTCCCGATCTGCAAGCGTAATGATCTTGTATGGCTTGTATTCGCCGTCAACTTCGATGAACGTCAGATGGTAGCGGATTTCGATCAACGAGTTGTTTCCAAACTGAGCAATGCCAGAGAACGGAGAAACGGCATTCTGAACGCGTTCAGCATCGATCATCGACGAACGCGGAAGAGTTGACGTGTATTCAGCGACGTCGTCAACCTTCTTCCAGCCTGCCGTCTCAACGTATTCCTCATACTCGTTCTGAGAAATCCACTTTCTGAACCCGATGTATCGAGCGGAATCGATGTCGTCCCACGAAACAGACGTGTCAATGAAGACGTCCTCAGGCGGTAAGAGTTCAACGTTCACGATGAGCTGACGAACCTCGTGAACGACAACCTCTTCGCCATCAGCATCAAACCTCTTCTCGTCAGTAATCTCAGTGAAGTCGATGTATGCAGGCGCGAAGTTATAGACTAACGCGCAATACGCAGCATTGTAGATCAGCGAGTCGTATCCGATGTCGTCCAGAAACTCATTGTGAACGACTTGGTAAATCTTCGCGCCAACGATGTCCGAAGTCATCGTCGGCTTGAACGTCACCGGCGTCTCACCAACGAACTGGCCGACGAAGTCAGCAATCTTTCGCTGAACGTAACTCGGGATCTTAGGCACGAAGATCGCAGAGCGCCCTGGTTTACGGGGAGTAATGTGCTTCGCGTTCGTAAGCCGCTCGTTGATCGCCCATTGCTGCTGATACTGGGCGACGATCGACTCTGCCTCAGACCAGAACTGGTTTACTAACTCAAGGATTTTCTCGTCGTTCATGTTCTATCCATCAATAGTCGTCGTAATCGTAGTCCATCTTGCGCTTGCGCCCACGGCGAGGACGATCGTCTTCGTCGTCATCGCCAAGAGCATAGCCGATAGCGCCTGCAGTTGCAGCCGTTGCTGCATACTTACCAACCTTGATCTTCTTTTTCAACAACTTCTCGGCCTCTGCGAGGACCTTCTTCTTAAGCTCCTCGTCGAGCTCGTCGAATGGCGTGTTAAACTTCTTCATCGCGATCTTTTCCATCTCCCGCTTCAAGAGCTTGTGATATTGCCTGTTGACCTTCAGAGCAGCCTTGTTATACATCGGCTCTGCTTTCGACTTCAGAGCAGAAGCTCCAGAGAGCATCTTCTGTGCGAGATCAGCGAAGATTCCCATGTTATTCCTCCTTAGTATGCAACAATCGGATCAGCAAAGTCAGCTTCCTTAGGCTCGTAGGCCTCGAACTTTTTATCAAGCCTTTGAGCAAACCGAAGCGAAAGCGCGGCGTATCGAGTTGCGTCCATTAAGTCATCATTTCTGGAAACGATCTTGCCGTTCTTGCGATGATACAGACGAAACTCTTCAAACCAATCTTGTAAGTCTTCGAAAACCTTGAACTTTCCAGCTTCCATCTTGTCAAGGATAAAAGCAACACCAGCTTCAACTCCAATACCGCCAGAACCCTCTGGCTTACCTGGCGCAGGCGGATTCGTAAACCGTTCTGGCAGCATGTTGATGCCATATCCTGCATAGATGTCGGCAATCGTTCTGCCTGATTGAGGATCGTGCTTCAGACCGTCGTGCGGCCATGCCGTTGGGATCTTGTCTGCGCCGTATGCCTTCAGGACTTCAGCGACTTCAACCATGACGGTTCTGTTGACCTTGACCGCGTCAATGACGTAGATCGTGTCAGAGTCCGGATCGTATGCGATGTGAACCCAAGCAGTTGCGTGGTCAAATCCGAAGTCGATTCCTGCGATGTGGAGCCAGCTATCAGGAACATCGAAGCGCTTGCAAGTGATCTTGTCCTCTTGGACAGGATAAACTCGTCCAGAGCCAAGGACAGGGATTCCTTTCGAGCGCATTTCCCTTTCGTGCGGTGGAAGCGACGCAAGGATTTCTTGCTTGATCTTCTCAGTGATGTGAGGCGCATCGTCCCAGGTTGCATTCTGCAAATACTGATGCGGCTTTCTGTCGTATAGGTATTCCCTGACGATCTCCGTTACGCCGTGTTCTGGCGTGAAGGTCATGATGAGCTTTCCTTCGCGGTCAACGATTGCGCGAAGGGCCTGTGAGTAGATGTCGAACGGAGGCTCTTCGTCCAGCCAGACGAGGTCAGCACAATCGCCCATCCATGTGTCCTTTCCAGACTCATAGGCGTTCAGAACGAGCTTTGAATGACCGCCAGAGGAATGCTTGACGACGACAGCGCTGAACGCATTCGGAATGCCAGCCTTTCTGACTCTATTCACGAGCCTAGATTTCGGGATTGCTCCCGTCCCGAACGCCTCAGGATTTGCAGGATCACCGCAGAGTGCAGCCTGGACGATGTCTCTCGTCTTCTCGTTCGTTACGCCAGCAGCGATGACGATGATTGGGCGATCAAAGCGCAGACCATCCCACCAGTCAGGATAGATGCCAGTTAGATGCATAGCGACTTCGAATGCCGCTGAATACGACTTGCCAACTCTGTTGGCGGCCATAAGCAACCTGTGGGAATACTTCTTCCCAGCGTCGTAGAACTTCTTTTGGAATGGATATGGCTTGAAGTGGAGAAGCTTGTTCTCCCTTTTCCGCCGTTCCTTTTCTGCTAGCAGTTGGACGATGAGCTTCTTTTCCTCTTCAGTAAGCCCCTTTTTCGTCATAGATCAACCCTTCTGCTCTTCTTGTCGCCAAGATAGGAATACCTGCTCGTATATACACCTCTTCCTTTCTTCTTCCACCTGCTAGAGATTTCCTCAAGACTGCTGATAACTTGATCAACCTTGCTCCTTAGCGCCTTCATTTCTCTCTTAATGAGAGCGCGCTTGTTTTTGTCCTTCGTAACTCTCAGTTCAGTCTTCAAGCGCTCGAATCTATCAAGAGCATCGTTATATGCGTTAATGAGTTTGTTCACTTGTCTTGCAATCTTCGCTGAGTGCTTTGTGTATTCGTTAACGTATAATGTATCGAAGTAACGAAGTTTCTTTCTTGCCGACTTGATGCCCTCGGCAATGAGTTTGATCTCCCTTGGAGTAAGGATCTTCTTAGCTCTTGGCCCAGATTCCTCTTCGCCACCGGACCCGAACTTCATCTTCCCTTTCTTTCTGCCCCAGAACTGCATAAGCTCCTCATCTTCTTCCGTGCTTGCGCCGGCTGCTTCATCAGATCCATGCGCCGGCTTCTTCTTGTTCTCGATTTCAGCTAAATCATCGCCAAACTTTGCGTATTCGTCATCAGCTCTGTCTTTCACAGCTCCATGAGCCTTCTTGATTGCTCTGCTTAGTTTATCTGTTTTCTTCGTAATCTCGTTGGAATATTTCTTTCTGATCTTTGCAAGCCTTGCTTTCGTTATGCCACCATGCTTTGCTAGACTTGCAATCTCTTTATTAAACCTATTGACGACGTCAACGATTTCTTCAAGCGCTTTTGATGCCTCACTTGCGTAGCTCTCTCCAAGGATTTTGGAATATTCCTTCGAAAGCCTTTCAAGCTTCTTCGTCGGGATGACGTAAACCTTGGCGTCATTGACGACAGAAGAGATTGAATCAGTAATGTCGTTCATCAGAGCGCTCTTGAGCTGCTTTGACAGCAAATAGACCTTGTCAATCGTTTTCAGTCTGAAATCTGAGTCCTCTCTCCTATACGACGACTTGAGACCTCTTGCCTCTTCAATCGTCTTCTCAATGTCGCCACGCCCTGTTTTTCTGCGGGCCAAGATGACTCGTTCAACGATCTGTTTTGCAGCATTCGTCTTGAGGAACTTTGAGACGTCGTTGTCGTATTTCTGCAAAGTCTTCTTCAGCTTGTCGCTTCTCTTCGCAACGGCTTTGATGATGTTCTTGTATGCCTTTGCATGCAGGGCATACAACTCAGCAAGAGCATCCTTATTTGGAACGTCACGCTCAGCAAGACGATCAAGTTCGGACGGAGTCAAGATACGATACTTTCTCAGCTTAGCAAGCTCTGGGATGTTCCTCTTCTTTGGCTTCAGTTCTCGCTTGACGATCTTGATCGACTCAGTCATCACTGAGCGTTCGCCCTCGTCGTTCTTCGACGAGTCGATCAGGTATCGGATGTCTCCCGATTTCTTGTTAACGCGACTCGTCAGGATTCGATACAGCGAATCACCCAGTTGAATCGGCATCGTTCCCTCCATCGTCAACGATCTGGACGTCGACAACATTCGCCTTCTTGAGCAATCTTCTCAACTCTTGATCGATCTCTTCGTCGCTCATCTGCTCAATGCTGATCTTGTGCTCAGTTGCTGGCTTGAACCCAGCTCTGTCGAGGATGTCCTTTGCAGCCTGGAACCTGATCTTTGGATCTTCGCAGTTCATTGCCAGTTCGTAGATGGTAGTCAACGCATTCGGAGCCATCTTTGAAATAAACTCCCTCATGTTGGCAAGAATGAACGGATAGAGTTTTTTCTTGAAGTAATACCCCATCTGGTTCGGGTTCTTCTCGTAGCCGATGGCAATCGCAGCCTGCTTGAGCGAACCGGAGATGAGGTATTCCTCGAGGAACTTCTTGTCCTTCTCAGACAGCTCACGCCGCCCAATCTTCGTGACCTTCACGATGTCGGCCATCAGTCACCCCCTCAGATGGTTCTCAGAGGCGATGAGAGCGTCTCTGAGCTGCGTTTCCGGTGCGGAAGGTATCATACCACTCGGAAGGCATCAAACCCGCAACAGAGACGCTCTGAGAGCCTCAGAACCCAAATCCCCTTATAGGGGATTTGGCCCTCAGAGGCGCTGAGAGCGTCCGTATCGCGTTTTCGGATGCTCTCAGCACCTACCATACTCGGAAGAGCTGAAACTTGGCCTAGAGACGCTCTGAGAGCCTCTGAGAGGCATTCCTGAGGCTGACCGTTGCCCATATGCTGAGCTGACAGCCTAGGATGGCATGGGTTGCGAAGGTCAGGATCAGGTGGCAGGGTTGCGCCTGCGGGTTATCCCCGCTGGAGACTCATGGGTGAAGGACTCAGGGGGATGAACCTCAGCGGTTCATCTGGGTTTCTTCCGTCCTCAATCCGGCTGACAGAACAGGAATCGTTGAAACGGCAACGAATATGCCGGTAGCTGTCGTCTTGCCCATTTCTTCCCCTTTCCCCTTCTTTCCCCTTTCCCCTTATAATCCCCTATCCCCTATTATCCCCTATCCCCTACAGGGGAGATCTATGGGATCAGGATCTAGGGGGATGAACCTACTACTACGGTAGATTGGTAGTGAGTGTTTTCCCTTACTAACCAAAAATAACTAACCACGGTAGTTAGTAAGTAAGATCCTGATCCCATAGCAGTCAGTAAGTAACTAAGGGAATCAAGGGTAGGTAATCAAGGGTAAGGGGACCAAGAGTAAGGGTTTACGACGGCCCCTAAGTAAACCCCAGTAAGCACAGACCGCAAAAACAACCCGCACCAAAAACAGTCAGTTGACATAACCAGATAATAAAACACTCAGTCAGTAAAGGAAAACCAACGAAACGACGGTAACTTAGATGGCCTTAGGAACCCCGTTCAGAGAAGGGATGGAATAAAACCCCAAAGTCCCCATCCCAACGAGACACCCTCCCCCTAGGGGCAGTCAGCTCAGACTGCGCAGTCTGTGCAAGCTCCTCAGCCGAACAGTCAGCGCTGACTGGACAGCCTGTCAGCAGGGCTGAACGGGATGCTGAGAGGGAGAGGGGAGGGGCTTCGCCCCTCTCTACACCTCTCCTCTCCACACTCCTCCGTTCCTCTCCACAGCTTGCTCTTTTCCGTGGTCTTCTCTCTGCTGTTCTCGTGCTCAGTCCTGCGTTTCTGCTCTTCCGTGCTACCGTCTCGCTTCCGAGCCGTTTTGTCGTTGCTCTTCGTTCCAATCTGGTTGCTTATGCCGTCTTGGTTGCATTTTTCTTCCGTTTTCGCCCCTTTTCTTTTTTTCATTTCACTTTCTTAAAAACTCTTTCTCAAAAAACAGTCCTTGGGCGCGCGCGGGGCATGGGGGCGCGCGCCCCTCTAAAAAACAACATTAAAAAGGAGGTAAAAGATGGCGCTTTTCGCTTCTGGATACATTCTCTCCAACGGATATGCGAAACTGGTTGAGTCGCAGTCGAAGAAGCGCTTGCAGTTCGGCCTTCGCCGAGAAGGCGACAAGCTGGTTGCTGTGGTTAACAAGAAGGAGTTTCCGCTTTCGCGGAAAGGCGATCAGTGGGTTGCAGCTGGCAACGACGTTTCGATCGTCATCCGGCGAAAGCCGGAAAAGAACCTCTGGACGGTGATTGTCTTCAAGCCAGACATTCGACGCGACGCGCTGGCGCTCTTGGCCGGCGCTGAAGACAGCAGCGAAGATGAGGAGGCGGGCCTATAAGGCCCGCTTTCCTTTTAACCCAGGCCCCATGAGGTGAGAAAGTCATTGTATCCCGGCCGCCGCCCGCTCCCCGTGGGGGCGGCGGCCCTCGAAACCCATACCTGAGGAGGACAAAATGAAGTATGCGCTAGAGCTTAAGATTTTCCCATATGGAACGAATGAATATATCCCGATTACTATCTTGATTAACGTGGATGGCAACAACTTGATCATTGATATTGTTGAAGGAAAGTCTGAAGAGGCGAACGAGAAAATTGTCATCAATATCCTTGATAGCACAAAGCAAGAAAAAGTCAAGATCCCCCTTGACGATCTTGGACTTCCGAGCGTTGGGGCCCTTCGCCGTTGGCTGATCGCGTTGAGCGAGACAGCTGGCGAGATTGAGATGTATACCAAGGACTAGGAGGTGAATAGTGAAAAGGGAAGCAATCACATACATCGGACTCAATGAGTTTAAAGTTTCCATTGATAACGACAATGTTTATCTCTCGATCTTCGATGGCTACGGGCCGTGGCCAGGAGAAACCGTAATCGTATCGAAGCTGAATAAACATCACATTCGTAAACTTCGCAAGCTCATCGATACTGCAGAGGATTTTCTTGATGGCATTATCGACTGAACACTTTCGCCAGCGCCTCTTCTCGCGGGGCGCTGGCTTTCTATACCAACAAAAAGGAGGCGAATATGATTCGGTATTCTAATCTTACTAAGTTAGAAGACTATATCTCTACCAGATACTTACAAGGCCGTGATTGTGATGTTATCGATATTGACTTGGAAAACAACATTGTCGTTGCAGTGTATTACTGCAATGGTGAACTCATCTTTCGGGAGTTTTATATCCCGAAGAGGAGGGGCCAATGATCCCTCCTCGCATCTCGAAAGAAGACGTGAGGCTAGTTTGGATGTTCCTCGGGCCAGTTGTTCGTAAGCGACTGGCAGACGAGGAGGAAGGTTACTACTTAAAGTTAGTTCTGAGCAGCCGCGAATATGCGGAAAGTCAGTCTTATCTCTTTTGGATGGCGCTGACGCGCCATGGGTATAACTTTGAGCATCTTCTGCGCGTCGCAAAACTCTTTCATGGAAAGGAGGTAGAATAATGGGCTATGAAATCATCGTTGATATTGAGAATGAGAAAATGAAAGACGGCAGGCGTATTCGCCTTATCCGTTCCGGTTCCCGTATCGTTATTGCGGGAGACAAAACGTTTGATGGCAAAGTCGTCAGGACGTTTACCATGATCCTGACGCAAGAAAACGCAAAAGAACTTGCCAAAGCACTGATTGAAGCAGCAAACAACTGAAAGGAGGTAAGCATGAAGCGCATCTACATTGTGTCCCGTCATAATGGTCTCAAGGACTGGCTCGTTCAACGCGGGTTCATCCTTGGAGGCGAGGTTGTTGAGCACCTTAACGATGATTTCTTCAATGGCCTGAACGAAGGAGACGTTATCATCGGCGTTCTCCCGCCATGGGCGATTGCAAAGATCAATGCTCGTGGCGCTCGGTTCTTTGCGGTAGAGCTTCCGCGCTTGCCGCGAGAATGGCGTGGAAAAGAACTGACGCCTGAGCAGATGGATAAGGCAGGTGCGGAAATCCGCGAAGTTCGCGTGCAGATTTCGCACGCGTTAACACCAATGGCATTCAGGGAGATTGCAGGCTTAGAAAGGACATTAGTTTGAAGTATGAACGTGCGGCATGGCAGCCGCCTTCCATCGTGTGGCGGCTGCTTTCTTTCAATATCTTTCGATGCTAGGAGGCGAGTATGGAAGTTTTGATCGTGCATGCTGACGAAACACCAATCGAAGTTTATCCGCCAAACAAAGCCAGACATGGCTATATCAAAATCGGAGATGAAGTGATCAGAATCACTAAGTCATCAATCTCGGCCCTAGAGGCTGTGATCAAATACGCAAAGGAGGTGGTCAAATGATTATCATTGCGAGCGCAAACATCGTTCTCGGAGTCGGCGGAACTGCAGACGAGGCGATCGAAGACTATGCTCGCCACTTTGGCATTCCGATGGACATCGCAGTCGAGTCCGTCCGTAGGCCAGACGTCATCATCGCCAAAGCGAGTAAAGAGCTTTGGGACGATGATGGTTATCTCCCGTCGGATTGGATTCTCGAAACCGAATGGGCCCAAAGAGGTGATGGAAAGAAGATCAGGTAATGGATCTATCGGCGCGGCCTTCTCTCTCGGGGCTGCGCACTTCATTTCATTCAAAGGAGGCAAATCATGAGCTGTAATATTTCGTCTGATGAAGCTTGGGAACGAGTCTATAGCGTAGATTTCCGTGATCTCGTGGACTATCTGAACGAGTACTTCGTTCTGCCCGAGGATATGTCGTGGGGTTCTACGCGTTACGGCGAGGAACTCTATATCAAAGATCTGATGGGTAATGTGATTTGGTCAACGAACCGAATAGATGTGTGGCGTGAAATCGTGTCTGATCACTTTCAGGCCTATGAGGATGAGGTCTTCGAGGCCCGCGATTCTTGGGACGAGGGTCACCTTGACGACTTCGTCGTTACGGCCCTTCGGGTGTTCCTGCAGGATCGCAGAGTTAGTGGATTTGACTATGTGAATGAAGTCAAAATGGAGCCGCTAACGTTGTTTATGTAAACCAAACATATTCAAAGGAGGCGAGTATGACGAAGAAGGACTTCGAACTCATTGCTCGTATTCTCAAGGACAACAACGCTCCATCTCATCTTGTCGAAGCATTCGCGGATTCATTCGGGGCAAGTTATCCGCGGTTTGATCGCGTTCGATTTATGCGAGCTGCGCTTTCTGACTGGTGGACAATGAATACGGCAAAGGGAACCAAAAAGAACCATGGAAAAGCCTGGTAAAAGGAGGTGGATCATGCCAATCATTGAAGAAGTCTATCTTGAACGATTCGTTGATGTCATGACGAAGCACGGGTTTTCCCGTGAAGGCGCTCGCGCGCTGTTTGAATACCTAGAAGAATACAGCGAGAGCACAGGTGAGCCTGTCAACTTCGATCCAATCGCTTTCCGATGCGATTTCGCTGAATACGGAAGCGAAGAAGAAGCCAAGGATGATCTCGGCGAGAATGGCTTCGTAGTCGTTGCTGAGTTCAACGGCGGAATCATCGTGGCATACACGTAAGGAGGTGGTAATGCGTCGCTGGAGCCGTGAAATCGACGGACGAACGGTCAAGATCTATGTCGATCCACATCGATCTCTGATGTTCCGTGTCGGAAACGAGAGCGTCAAGATCAGGCTCTCTGACGTGGCAAAGATCCGAGAGCTAATGTGGGAGGCGGAGCTGTATCTGACTGGTCATTACGACTGATCATCAGCCGGCGGTTTCTTCGTGGCCGCCGGCTTTATCTTCCAAAAAGGAGGCATGCATGAACGATCGTGAGCTTCTTCTGACAGGACGCTGTCCGTTCTGCAACCAGATAGCAGTCGAGTTTCTTGAAGCCTATCCAATACGAGGCGACTTAATAGTTGCCTTCTATGCATGCAAAGCGTGCGAGAAAGAATGGTCAGCAGACTTCGAGTTTGTGAGGCTAGTGAAAAAGGAGGTCAGCAATGCCTGAATGCGAATACTGCGCAGAATACTGCGCAATGGCCGGCGTCAAAACGAAGGCCGAGTATGCAATCTACGTCAAAGATGCCAACTGGTTTGCCATCGCTGGCAAAGATGTCGCCTACTTCTGCGGTGAATGTCTCAGGCAATACCTGAGCACGTTCGACGCAGACAATGCGACTATCATCAAACTCAAGGAGGAAGAAAAATGAATGAACCGAAGACTCCATACATCCTTCTCGAAAGCCACGAAGGCGAGTATCGAGTGCAAACGAACATGAATCCCGAACAGCTCATCGACGCAGGCGTTACCTGTATCCGCCTTGGCGTGATGCTAGAAGGCAATGAGATGACGGAGATTCCAAGGGATGTCAGTAAAGCGCTTAACTGATCAACTGCTCGCAGCAGCCTGTTTCATCGGGCTGCTGCTTGCAGCTCCTTACACAATCGCTATACTTTCGGCACTAACAATCATAGATCTTATCTCAAAAGGAGGGCGTGATGGAAATCATCCGTGGTGTCGTTGAAGCAACTTCGGCGAAAGAGGTCCAAACCAAGTTTGGCGTGAAGCCGGCGTATCGCATCAAAGTTAACGGAACATGGCTTGACTGGGGCTTCAAGAAGCTCACGGTCAAGAAAGGCGACAAGGTTGAAGTCGTCTATGATCCGGAGAAATACAACCGGATCGAATCGATCAAGACGCTTGAAAGCGACAGTGCAACGCAAAAAGTCTTCAATGGAGGTGGCTCCCAGCAGCAGCAACAGTCTAGCTCAAATCGAGATACTCAAATCACTCGCTTGAGTATCCTTCGAACCGCTGCTGAGGCTATGGAGTCTCTCGGGCTTACGAAGGTTCTCGATGGCGAACCGTTTACCGGTTATGCCGAGAAGATCGAGGCCTTCGCTCTCATCGTCAAGACGATGGAGGACTACGTCAACAACGGAAACTTCAATCACCAGAAGCTGATCGAAGAAATCGGGAACATCAAAGTGAAAAAGGAGTTCTAAATGCTGAACTTCGACATATACGACGCATTGGACAAAGAGCCAGACGAGGAGTGGATCTCCCGTCTGGCAGAACGGATCGCAAAGGTTATCGCAACTCGCATTGGCGAGTTCAAACGGAGCAAGGAACTCCGTCTGTCCATGATCGGGCGCTGTAAGCGCTACATCTGGTACCACGCCAAGGGATACGAGCCTGAGCCGCTTCATCCTGCGGTCAGGCTCAAGTTCCTCTTTGGTGACATCATTGAACAACTGCTGATTGGCCTGATTGAACTGTCAGGCCACGAAGTGACTGACTGTCAGAAGGAGGTTGAGCTGAATGGAATAAAGGGCCACATCGATTGCCTCATCGATGGCCAGCTCTATGACATCAAGTCCGTCAGCAGCAGGTCATTCGAGAAGTTCGTCCGCGGTCTGCTGCACCGTGATGATCCGTTTGGCTACTATGCCCAGCTTGCGGCTTACGCAGAAGCATTGGGCATGGAGCCTGCAGGATGGATCATCATGGACAAGCAGCTTGGACACGTGGCCGTCGTTGAGGCGAAATACGAGTATCTCCCGAATGCAAAGGAGATCGTCAATGAGCTGAAGCAAATCGTCCAACAAGATGATCCACCGGAAAGGCCATATGAGCCTGTTCCAGAAGGCAAGTCCGGCAACATGAAGTTGCCAACTGAGTGCAGCTACTGCGCTTACAAGTGGCACTGCTGGGCTGATGCAAACAACGGCTTTGGCCCACGGGTGTTCCTTTACAGCAAGGGCCCCGTGTTCCTGGTCAAAGTCGTGAAAGAGCCAAACGTCAAGGAAATCACTCAGCAATGCAAGAACGGCGTTTAGCCGCTGCCAGTCTCTCTTGCCGGCAGCGGCATAACTCGAAAAAGGAGGCGGTCATGGATTTGAAAGAATGGCTGAATGACATGTACGTCAACGCAAAGGACGAGGAACTTAAGAAAGCGGCAGGTCAGTATCTCGACATGATCATGCGGGGTTGCTACGTCGACGTGCACACGATCGAGGCAGACGCACTCGCTTATCAAACCAAGGGTCTGCTCGATCTCGTCGATCACATGCACGCAGACATAGAGTCTGGCGTGCTTGAGTGCTTCTCCGTGGAAACTGATGCTGATGCAAAGCTTGATGCGGCAATGCGAATGCTGAAAGCAGCATCAGAGCTGCTTCAGGAGGTCCAGTATGGACATGCGTGAGTTAACGAGGTTCTACGAGCTATATCGCGAAGTCCGAAAGCGGATGACGGCTGCAAAAGCAGCTGAGCTGCTTGGGTTCAGGGACAGGTATTACCTGTCCCGCATCCCGAGTTATTACAAACGGAACAAGCTCAGCGACGTTGGACTTGCCAGGATCAACACTAAGCTAGAACGGCTAATAAAGCTCTATGATCAACTTAGAATCTAGGAGGGCACATGAATCAAATCGTAAAAAACTCGTTGTTTCTGATACCAATGATATACGCCGTAACGGCATTCGTCGCATGGGAACCAAATCCGGCAAACTGGCATCCAGCTGCTAGAGTGATAGATGCAATCGTTTTTACCGTGTTGGCTCCGACTATTGATTTCTGTATCGGAGAAATGTTCGGAAGGGAGAAGTAAGTGGCGAATGATACGATGAGCATTAAGTGCCAGTACAAGGTAGTTGTGCCGTATATTCATGATTCCGATCCCATTGTCGCAGCTCAAGAGATGGCTGCGCTGATGCAGAAGCTCGTTGAGCTAAAAGCTCAACGGCTTCAGCTCCGCCGCTGAGGCGGAAAAACACAAAGAAAGAAGGAGGAAGCAATGGCCAACCGTCAACGCTACATCAAACTTGTCGAGGAAAAGCTCGGCAAAGAAGCTGCTGAGAAGCTTGCCGAGCATCTTTTCCCGGACGATAAACCATCAAAGTGGGTCCAGCGCTGGATCCGTTATCACGCAAAACTCTACAAAGAGGAGATTGGAAATCTCAAAAAGCTAGACTATGAAAATCTTCCAGACCATCTTCTCAAGCGTCTGGCGAATGTCGAGCTGGTAGGAAAATATGATGAGATCGTCAATGACCTGTGCACCTTCACGGACAGACAATGGTTCAAGCGCTTCGTCAAGTATGTCCATAGCCTTGCCAACCCCTCAGCGAAGGAGGCAAGGGGCGCTGCCATCCAGATCGACGACGACAATTTCGTCTACGTCGATCCCTACAATGAAGGATGGGGATGGTAAGTGATATATGGCGCTGGCGCTGTGCCGCGTGGAACAATCGCATTCCTCGCGGCACGCGCCTAGCTGCCACATGAATCGAGCATGCGGAATCAGGAGGAGCAAATGCAGATAAAGATCAAGCGCGTTCGCCACAATGCCATCCTTCCTCGCTATGCCACCGCTGGCGCGGCGGGGATGGATCTGCATGCGGCGATTGATGAGTCGATTGTGATCCCAGACGCTGGCTGTCAAGATGCCTATGTGCTCATGCATGCCGGCGTTCGTAGAGGAGACCGTCTATTGCATCGAGCTATTGTGCCGACAGGTATTGCAATAGAACTTCCGCCAGGCTACGAAGCACAGGTGCGTCCGCGATCTGGACTTGCGGCAAAGCACGGGATTACCGTGCTCAACGCGCCAGGCACGATCGATGCCGACTATCGCGGCGAGATTAAGGTGATCCTCGTCAATCTAGGTGATGAGCCATACATCGTTACGCCAGGCATGCGCATCGCGCAGTTGGTGGTAGCGCCTGTGACGCGAGTGGAGTGGAATGAGGTAGATGAGCTGAATGCCACGGAGCGCGGTTGTAAGGGATTCGGCAGCACGGGGGTGTGATGATGGCAGGTAGCAACATTGCAATGTTGTTACGGGTAAGTCGATCGCAAGAGGCTGATGAGTGCTACACGCCGCTTGTGGCGGTACGCCCGATCGTTCCCTACATCAAAAGGTGTATCGTCTTCGAGCCAACTTCTGGCAAGTCGAAGAACATCGTTCGAGCGCTCGAACAGCTCGGGGTGCACGCAATCATAGGTGTAGATAATGATTATGACTTCCTGACTGATACAAGCCAATACAAACAGGCGGATGTCATAGTAACTAATCCGCCATACTCGAAAAAGGACGCATTTCTGGAGCGGTGCTATGCCATTGGGAAACCCTTTGCTCTCTTGCTCCCTGTTAGCGCGCTGCAGGGCGTCCGTCGTGGTGGGATGTTCATGCGCTACGGCATCGAGCTTCTTGTGC